CTGATAATGAGACAGTTGAAGTCTCAAATGAGACAGAGTTATCCGAACGTGATAAAATTGCGGAAAAAGCAAGACGTCTACGCAATGAAGAAGAACAGCCTGACGATCTTGATGATGCTGATCTTGACGAAACTAATTATGACGATGTTGAACTTGACAACGATGATGTTCCAGTTGAGACGCTGGTTATTGATGATAACGAAACACAAATACCTATTTCAGAATTAATTGAAGCCGGAAAAAAAGCTAAGTCTCTGGAACAATCGTCATACACTCGGTTTCAAGATGCGGCGGCTTTGAAACGTGAAGCTGAAGATTTACAGCATTATTATGAAATGAAATTGAAAGAAATTTCAGATCAGCAGTCCAACCCTCAAGATGAGGATCAGGATGATGGTGATCTGGATGAGAAAGCCAAAAAGCTGACAGATGCCATGCTTTACGGCGAAAGTGAGGAAGAAATTAAAACTTTCTTCAAAGAATCACTTAAATCAATGCACGACAAACCCGAGCAGTCAGATTTAAGTGAGTCGCGAGTGGACGAGATAATTAATACTCGACTACAGGAACAGCGTTACAATGCTGAGGTAAATCGTGCAAATGAAGTGTTTTCTGAGAAATACCCTGATATAGCAAGCGATCAAGCCCTGTACCAGTTGGCTAATCAAGAAACCATTATTATTCAAGCTGAAAATCCTGCAATGGCTCCTGGTGATGTAATCCTTGAAGCCGGTGAGCGGGTAATGAAGCGGTTCGGTGGTGTAGTGGAACAAGCTAAATTAAACCGAGAGCAGCGCAAGTCCGAAATGGTGCCCGTTGTGACTGGTCAAAATGTACGTGTCCCTGCACAACCAAAGAGTAAACCTGTATCACGATCTGATGTTGTATCTCAATTGAGAAAACAACGCGGTCAAATGGTATAGGTTGGTTAAAAATTACTAACTAGGAGAATTATTATGGCTGGTGCTCAAGTATGGGGTATTAGTGCTCAAGGTGGTTATATGTATTCTGACTCACTATCAGATACGTTACGAACCGCACTACAACCGATGACACGTTTTCGCCAATTTTGTGACGCGAAAGACGCAACAGAAAAAGGCCTGCATGAAGGTGAGGCATTTAACTGGAGTATTTATTCCGATGTAGCAACTCAAGGCGCTGCATTGACTGAATATACCGGCACAGGCTCAACTACTGACTTGGGTGGATCAGGTGTTCCGATGCCTGAAACATATTTCAGTATCACTCAAGGCAGTTTGGCAGTGACCGAAATCGGAAATTCAGTGCCTTACTCTGGTAAGCTGGATAATTTATCTAAACAGCCTGTCAAGGAAATTATTCAGAAGGTTCTGAAAAATGATGCCAATAAAGCAATGGATACTGCAGCAAACGCTCAATTTGCCGCCTCATTGCTGACCGTTACTGCGCCGTCTGCCACCACCATTACAATGCGTACCGATGGCACTACTGGCGCGGATGTATCGGTAGCAATGGCTGACGCACACGTTAAGTTAATTACCGATCAAATGAAGGAGCGTGATATCCCTGCGTTTGATGGACAAAATTATATGTGTGTTGCACGTCCTACAACCCTTCGCGGACTTAAAGACGACATTGAAACCAAGCAGCAATATACTGAGACTGGTTATCAGATGATTATGAACGGTGAAGTTGGTCGTTATGAAGGTGTTCGTTTTGTCGAGCAGACCAGTATTGCATCGAAAGGCTGGACTAATACCGATGAGGCGTTTTTCTTCGGAGAAGATACGGTTGCTGAAGCGATTGTCGTGCCAGAGGAAATTCGCGGCAAGATCCCAGGTGATTACGGGCGTTCTAAAGGTGTTGCCTGGTATTATCTTGGTGGTTTCGGCATTGTTCATAATTCAACTGGCGCGGCTCAAAACCGCATTGTACGTTGGGCCAGTACTTCTTAATTTAAAATAAAATGGAGAACTACCATGAAACAAGAAAGTAACCTGGAGAAAGGTGTAAGTTACGACAAGTCTTTAGATCAGAAAAAGCCCCGAGGCGAAGCCAAAAAGACTAAATTGCCTACCAATGCCGCCGAATCAACATCATCTGATCGCGGCTCATTCACCATCAAGTAATACAATAGGGGAGTAAAATCCCCTATTTTACAACGGAGGACTTATGATGATTAGTTTAAAGGTGTGTTGTGATGACGAGGATGATGAAGATGATATTCAATATTCTCAAAAGCAGAATCACACTTACGGAAACAGTTATGATGGCAGGCCAAACAATTCAGGCGTGCCACGAACTCATTCAGAAATGGAAAATAAACTTTCTGAGTCACAATTACTAGAGGTAGGCGTATCATGTCGGGAAAAACTTTAAACAGAAATGAAAACTACGAAGAACATTTAGGTGTTGATGCTAAATATCGTTATTTGCAAAACGGTGTTAAATTTGACGCCGCAGGTAATGAGATTAAAACTGTCAAGCGCAGAACGCGACCTGATTCATCGGCAGTACCTCCACCATCTACGGAAGTAGGTTAGTAAAATGACCTTTCTTGAGTTATGCCAGGCTGTTAGAACCGGTTGCGGTATAGCCGGAACAGGCCCTGTATCGGTAGTCAATCAAACAGGTATGCATGGTAAAATTGTTGACTGGGTAAAACAATCGGATTTGCATATCCAGGGGATGTACTTTGATTGGCGATTTATGCATAAGTCTGCCAGTTTATCGATATCAGTTAATAATGTTGAAGTAGTTTCACCATCTGACTTTTATCATATTGACAAAGAGTCCATAATTATTGATGACGGCACAGATAAAAGCGACATTAGTTTATTGGATTATCGAACGCTAAGAGACTCTATCAAGTTTAATTCTATATCAGGCAAACCTGATTCTATAGCAATCAAGCCTGACAATAATTTGTTACTCTCTGCTACGTCTGACAAAAGTTATACATTAACGTTTGATTACTACAAGAAGCCTGTCGAAATGACAGAAAACGCTTCATTGTCTGCAATTCCAGATATGCATCATCGGTTAATTATACTGAAGTCTAAATTGTATTTTGCTGAAGATCAGGAGGCTGATGAAATGTCAAAATACATCCTACCCGAATATGACGAATTATTGAAAAAACTCGAATCCGATCAATTACCTGGCGGTGATATAATGTGGTACGGTCAAAACGATAATTTGCAGGTTGTTGTAGAGTGAAAAAGATTGCATACTTCCCCCTCTCAGGCGGTCTAAATCTAGTTTCCCCAGCGATATCTAAGGGCAACGGGGAAGTATTGTATTCAAATGGGTTAGAGCCTGATATTGATGGTGGATATCGTCAGGCGCAAGGGTATGAAGCATTCGATGGTCAAACTCGCCCTTGGGATACAACGGTTACTATCGATAGTGTGGTTGAAACAACCACGTCATATCAATATCTCACTGACACCAATAAAACGTTATTTGATGTAACTCGCGAATCAAACCGTGCGTTAATTGCGGCGGTGCCCGGCAGCGGTATCATTCTCGGGGTGGAAGTATATAACGATAAAGTTTATGCATTTCGGAATAATGCTGGTGGCACTGCCGCTGTAATGTACGAATCAACATCATCAGGATGGTCAATTGTGACTACACCTGCATTGGTGGCTGGTGGTCGGTATGAGTTTGATGTGTATAATTTCGGCCAAGGTACGATGCTTTACGGTGCCGATGGCGCTAATAAAGCGTTTCAATTTGATGGCACAACATTTACTCAGATCACTACCGGATTACCTACAGATACCCCACAACATGTTCGAGCGCACGTCAATTATCTGTTTCTTGGGTACAACGGCAGCCTTAACCAATCAACAGTAGGCGATCCACTCGATTACACTACCAGCCCAGCCGAATACAATACCAAACAAAATATCACCGGCATGGAATCCATTGTAGATTCGACAATGGCGGTGTTTAGTCAGTCTCAAACCTATTTGCTATATGGCACATCATCTCTGGATTTTGAGTTCAAGTTACATTCTGACACTTCCGGGGCTTATGCTTACTCGCAAGTAACTGATTCATCACCGGTATATTTAGGTGATAATGGCATTAATATGCTGGCTGTTACTCAGGCGTATGGTAATTTCTCAGCAGCCAGCCTATCCCGCAAAGTAAAACCGGCACTGGATGAATACAAAGATACAGTTGCTGGATCAACGCTGGATCAAGATAAAAACCTATATCGTCTTTATTTCACAGATGGCAAAGTGTTAAATATGCAGTTCAATAGCCAGAAAGGTGGCGATATTCTAATTAACGATTACGCATTGAATTTTACCTGTGTCGGTTCCGGGGATATATCGGGAGAATATTACATTGTTGCCGGGTGTGATGACGGATTTGTCTATCAGATGGAAAAAGGCCAGTCGTTAAATGGTGTAAATATCGATTCACTGATGACATTGAGTTATGCTCACCTTAAGACACCACAACAAATCAAGCGTATATTTAAGGCCATCATTGAACTTGACACGCCTAACGCTATTGATTTGCATTATATTCCTAGCTTTAATTACGGCGATCCTGAATACCCGTCATCGATTGATTTATATTACGACAATATTGCATCTGGAGGGTTTAAATGGAATGTTAGCAATTGGGGTGAGGCATTCTGGTCAAGTCCGGTTGTTGCTGAGGGTGATGCCTATCTTGATGGATCGGGGTATAATATCTCATTAACGCTATATGTCAGCACTAAAAATATTCAACCGTTTACGATACAAGGGGTTAATTA